GCTCGGGGTGCTGCTGGTGGTGCTGGGGCCGGTGTTTTGGGCGCAGGACGTGATCGCGCGGTGGCGGGAGCGAGGTGGCCGATGACCGGCGTGCAGATGCTCGTGTGTGTGGGGGTGACGCTCGCGCTCGCCGGGTCCTACATCTGGGCGGTCCATGCGATCGCGCGGCTCGCTGACGGCGACGAGCACAAGTTGGACTGACGATGTCGACGCTCTCGCTGCCCTTCGATCTCCCCGCGCCGGCGCGCCGGCCTCACAAGAGGCAACGGGCCACCGCGCGCGAGGTGTATCGACGGCAGCGCTCCGGGGACGTCGCGAAAGCGTCGGCAGGCAAGGAAACGCGCGAGGACCAGGTCCTGCGCTGTCTCGCCGCGCACTGGAACGCGACGCAGGTGTCGCCGACGGCGCTGGAGCTGCTCGCGTGGATGCGGGCGCGCGGCGAGTCGGTGTTCGACGCCAATTCCGTGCGGCCGCGTCTGACGGCGCTGGTCGCGCGCGGGTTGGTGACGCCGCAGACGAAACGCCCGTGCCGCGTGAGCGGCGAGACCGTCCACACGTGGGCGGTGAGGGAACAGGGCAGTCAGGAGCCGCGATGACACCCGCCGAGTTCGACGCGCGCGAATCGGCGAAGGCGTACGCCGCGGCGCAGCTGCGCATGCTCTTCAGGACCAGCGACGTCGCGGACGTGTACCGCGAGCTCGCCGATCTGCGCGACCGGATTCCGGCGAACGTCCTGGCCGCGGCGTGCCTGGTGCTGTTGTCGGAGCTACTCGAACAACTCCCCGAGCGCGCGCTCGACCCAACGGTGTTCGCGCTGGAGTTCCTGCTCGAACCGAAGAACCTCGTCGGCCGCGAGGCGCTCGTGGCGTTCTGCCGCGCCGCCGCGCTGCCCGTCGTCGACGTGATCCACACCGAACGGAGGATTCAGTGATGTCTGCCACGGAACCCATCACCCAGCCGCCCGCCCTCGAGTACATGCCGCTCACGGCGATCAAACCGTGGGCCGACAATCCCCGGCCACGCGCGCGGCGCAGCGCGCTCAGCGACGCGGAGCTCGTCGCGTCGATCAAGGCGCGGGGCATCCTGTCGTCGCTGGTCGTCCGGCCGAACGGCGTCAACGACAGCCACGGCGGGCACTACCTCATCGTCGCCGGCGAGCGTCGCTACCGCGCGGCGATGGAGGCGGGGTTGAAGATCGTGCCGGTCACCATCCGCGCGCTCAGCGACGCGGAGGCCCTCGAGGACGCGCTGTCCGAGAACATCGTCCGCCACGACATGCACCCGATGGACGAGGCGGCCGCGTTCGCGAAGCTGCGCACGCTCGACAAGGTCTACACCGTCGAGGCGCTCGCGTCGCGGTTCGGGAAGCCGGTCGCGTTCATCAAGCGGCGGCTCGCGCTCCTGAATCTGGACCCGCGCATCACGGCGGCGTTCCTGGCCGACGTCATCACCGCAGGCCACGCTGAGGGCCTGGCGAAGCTGCCGAAGGCCGAGCAGTGGATCGCGTTCGAGCACGGCTGTTTCCTGAACCTCATGCGGGACCAGGTCGCGAAGCACGTCAAGGCCGAGAACTGGGACGAGCTGCGCCAGGACGTGACCAGCCTCGGCGCGTTTCGGACGTGGCTCGAGACCAACGTGAAGCTTGACCTGCAGGACCCCGAAGTGCAGGAGCAGTTCCCGGAGATCGCGAAGGTCGTCCAGGCCGCGGCCGCGCCGGACGCGAAGCCCTACGTCGAGGTCTCGCTGAGCTACTACCTGAACGACCGGCAGCAGAAGGCGCTCGGCGGTGTGCTGCCGGGCTCGGCCTACAAGGAGCTGCTCGCGAAGAAGGACGTCTGCGAGAAGGCCGAGCAGGCGATCGTCGTGCACGGCGGCCGGACGGCGACGTTCAAAATCTGCCGCACGAAGACGTGCGAGAAGCACTACCCGCCGGCGCCGCCGCGTGAACGCACCAGCGGCACGCACCCGAGCCGAGACCTGGCGAAAGAGCGAAAGGCCGCGAAGGCCAAGGCCGACAAAGAGCAGCTCGCGCGCGAGGCGTGGGAGGGGCTGAAGGCCGCCTCGTTCCTCGCGATGGTCCCGACGCTGAAGAAGCTGACGCTGACACCAGCGCTCGTGAAGGCGATGCTCATTTACGCCGACCGGGACCTTAAGGAGTCATTCGGGTTGACGATCACAACTGACACCGCCGTCGCGTGCCTCGTCGCTGATCAGGTCATGCACGAGCAGGTGGATACGCGCGCGGACATGCTGAAGTACTCGAAGCTCATCGGCTGGAACTTCCCGGCCTTCGAGAAGTCGTACCTCGCGACGCTCAAGGCCGCGTCGAAGGCGAAGAAGGGCACGCCGGCGAAGGCGACGAAGGGCCGCGCGCGATGATCACCCATCGCCCGCTCGCGACGATCCAGATCCCGGGCGCGTTCCCGCGCCTCGGCGTGCACAACGGGCAGCTCTACTGCTCGACGGGCGTGGCCGGGTCGCCGTGGCGGCTCGTCGAGCTCTCGCCGTCGCTCGCGCTCAAGCGCAGCGTCACAGGTGGCATCAACCCGAACGGCGCGCTGCAGTTCGGCCTCGAGGACGGGTTCGCGCACGGCTGGGAGATGCGGCCGGGCCCGACGTGGACGCGCCAGGCGGTCAACCTCGCGACCTTCCAAGCCTCGGCGCTCGGCGAGGACTGGGCCGGCAATCAAACCGTCCGCTCGGGCTACCGGCTGACCACGCTCCCCGGGCAGGCGTGGCTCGACAACGTCCCGCTCGTCCTGCCGTTCGATCCGGCCGGCGAAGCCAAGCTCGGCGAGGACGGCTGGGTACTGGCGCGCGACCACGCGAACGCGCATGTCGCCGTCGGGCTCCTCGGGCAATGGCAGCCGCCGATCGTCGCCCAAGGCGGTGGCGCGCTCGATGCGGCGCTCGTCGATGGCACGAGTGCCGCCTACAGCCTGGTCAAGCCCTTCGACCTGGACGGGCCGCTGCTCGAGGCCGCGCCATGGACGCGCGAGAGCGTCGCCGGCGTCTACCGCGACGAAGCCGGAGACCCGTGGCTCGTGACGTGCTGCTTTCACGAACCGTCGGGGCGGTTCTTCGTGTTCCTGCGGCCGTTCGGGGAGCCGCGCTCGATCGTGCTCGAGCGGCCGAATCAGGACTCGTGGGCGAGCTGGGCGGTCCTCGGGACGGTGGCGTACGTCGCGACGTTCGTCGCCGGCGTGACCACGATCGACGCGATCGACCTCCGGGCCGCGCGGGTGATTCCGACTGAGCCCGAGGCCAGCTCGGGGCCGACGCCGCCCGATCCCACGCCGGGCCCGCTGGTGCTCCTGGTGTCGGCCGACAGCGGGATGGCGCCGCTCCGCGTGCAGGCATCCGTGTACGAGGCGACGGTCGATCGGCCGGTCACGTTCTGGCGGCGGAAGCAGCCGGCGGTCGCGTGGACGCTGGTCGTGGACCGGCCGTCCGAGCCCGAAGCGCCGCCGACGCACTTCTTCGAGTTCGAGGAACCTGGCACGTACGACCTGCAAGCGACACAAGTCGGCCGGCCCAAGAGCAACATCCGCTCGGTGACGGTCGTGCCCGTGCCGGCGCCGGCACCCGAACCGGAGCCGGAGCCGAAGCCCGCGTGGTGGGTGCTGCTCCTGCGGGCGATCTTCGGGAACCGGTGATGAGTCTTTCTGGCGCGGGTAGTCACGACACGCTCGCGGGCGGCGCTCGGGGGAACGCGGCCGCGCCAGAGCCAGGGCCAACCGCACCCCGACAACTCCTCCCCGATCCGGCGGGGGCCCCGCGAGCCCGGAACGGCGACGGCCGCCGCAAGCCTCCTGCGCATCCGCGTGAATGAAGGGGGCCGCCGAACCTACGAACGAGCACCGTGACGAGGCGACCATGAACGAACGAACGAACGAACGAACGAACCGGAGGCCGTATGAGCACCTCGAAACTTCACGCGCTGCAGGAGCTGCTCGAGCAGGCCTCGAGCGCTGACGCCGAGCTGCTCGCCATGCGGAAGACGAACGCGATCCTCCGACAGACGCTCGAGCGCATCGGCCGCCTCGTGGCGAAAACAGTCGCGAAGGTTGCGACCGCGACACCGGCGAAGAAGGGCCGCCGCCCGCGCTTGGCCGAAGGCTCACTGGAGCATCGCCTCACGAGCGCCGCGGCCGAGCCCGTCACACTGAAGGCACTCGCGGCGGCGGGGAACGCCAGGCCGCAGGACGTGAAGAAGGCCGTGCTCAAGCTGGAAAAGGAGGGCCGGCTCCTGCGGCTCGGCGCGGGCCGTAACACGAAATATCGGGCGGCCGCGTGATGCCGGATCGCTCTCTCGACTCGCTGTCGTCGGCGTTCCTGCCGCTGGCCTGCGCGCTCATCGCGCGCGTGACGGCGCGCGGGTTCGCGATCCTTGTCGTCCAGACCAGCCGCACGCCCGAGGAGCACGTCGCCAACCTGAACGCGGGCACGAGCGCGACGCCGTTCTCGTTGCACCTGCCGCGTCGCATCCGCTGGCAACCGGGCACGCCGCTTGAGGAGGCGGACCGCGACAAGGCCGACGCCATCGACCTGGCGCCGTACGAGGTCTACGACGCGCATGGCCCGGACAAGGTCAGCTGGGACGTGACGCATCCGGCCTTCGCGGCCATCGGCGAAGAAGCCGAACGGCTCGGCTTGAGATGGGGAGGTCGCTGGCTGCGTCCACGCGATCCCGGCCACGCCGAGCTCGTCCTGCCGTGGACCGAACGCTTTCTCGCCGAGGAGCGCGCGCGCCGGTTCCCGGTGCTCGCGGTTGACCGGCCTGAGTCATGATCGGACTGGATGCACTCGTATGACCACACCTGGTAACAAGGGCGGATCAGGCCGGTTTAAGCCGGGCCAGTCCGGCAATCCCTCGGGCCGCCCGAAGGGCATCGCCGCCTGGTTCCAGAAGAAGTACGGCAAGGATGGCCAGACGCTCTGGCTGGCGTACCACGCGATCGCCTTCGACAAGAAGGCCCCGCTCGGCGCGCGGCTGCAGGCGCTCGACCAGCTCAGCGCCCGAGGGTTCGGCCAGCCGCTCAAGCAGGTCGCGGTGACGGTCGACGACCGGAGCGAGGACTTCAAGGCCCTGACGGATGCCGATCTCCGCGCGCGCATGACCGAGCTCGTGGACCAGCTGAAGTAACCCCATGCGTCGCGCGACGGCTCGACGGCAGCGCGCGATCGATCGCCTGATCGCGCTCGAGGACGAGGTCGCCCGCCGGCGCCTGATCGCCTTCACGCGTCGCACGACCCGCGGCGAGTTCATTCCGAACTGGCACCACCACGTCTACGCCCGCGCGCTCGAGCGCGTGTTCACGGGCGACTGCCGTCGGCTGATCGTCTGCATGCCGCCGCAGAACGGCAAGTCGGAGCTGGGCTCGCGCCAGTTCCCGGCCTGGGCGCTCGGCCGCAACCCGGATCTCCGCATCGTCGGGTCGAGCTACGCCGCCGAGCTCGCGCACGACATGTCGAACGACGTGCAGCGCATCATCGGCAGCGCGCCGTACCGGCTGATCTTCCCGCAGACGCGCCTGGCGACGGGCAAGGACGACGAAACGAAGACGACGCGCCTCTTCCAGGTCGTCGGCCATCGCGGCTACTACGTGTCGGCCGGTGTGGGCGGGTCGATCGCGGGCAAGACCGCCGACATCGGCCTGATGGACGACCCCATCAAGAACCGCGAAGAAGCTGAGTCCGCGGTGATGCGGAAGAAGGTCTGGGACTTCTTCACGTCGGTGTTCTATAACCGCCAGTTTGGCGACAGCGGCCGACTCGTGGTCATCACCACGCGGTGGCACGAGGACGACCTGGCCGGGCGCCTGCTGCAGCACGCGAAGAAAGACGGCGGCGAGCCGTGGGAGCTGATCTCGTTCCCAGCCGTCGCGGAGCCCAAGCTCATCCAGGAAGGGCAGCTGCACCCCGAGGATCCGCGCGGGCCGAACGAGCCGCTCTGGCCGGCACGCTATCCCCTCGAGGAGCTGATGCGCCGCAAGGGCTACAGCGCTTACGACTGGTCGGCGCTCTTCCAGCAGCAGCCGACGCCGACCGAAGGCGGGCTGCTCAAGCGCGTGTACTGGCGGTTCTACGATCCGCGCCTGCCGCTCCATCCGACGCGCGTCCTGATCAGCGTCGACCCGGCGCAGCGCGCGAAGGAAATCAACGATCTCTGGGCGGTCGGCGCCTGGGGCCAGGTGGGCCCGAACGTCTACGCGATCGACCATGCGGCGGGGCATTGGAACCTGGCCATCTGCGTGCAGGAAGTCGAAGCGATGCACGCGCGGCTCCGGAAACGCTTCCCGACTGTTATTCCCGAGGTGGTCATCGAGAACCGCGCGGCCGGGCCCGACGCCATCGCCGAGCTGCGCCAGAAGATCGGCGGCGTCGTCCCTGATAACCCGGTCGCAGACAAGGTCGTACGGGCCCACGCCGTGGTGCCCCTGTTAGAGGCGGGTAACGTCCACCTGCCCGGTCGGCAGCGCGGTGACGGCTCGGTCGACATCGCGTGGGAGCACACCGCGCCGTGGGTCGACGCGTTCGTGAACGAGTGCGCGGCCTTCCCGTTCGGCGCGCACGACGACGACGTCGACCAGATGACGCAGGCGCTCCGGCGCCTGTACCGGCCGAAGCGAGGCGTCGGCACGGGCGACTTGCCCGGCTTCTAGTCGGCGTCGGACATTGTCCGTGCGTCGTCGTTGACATTGTGCGCCGCGGTCCCGATAATCGGGACACACCTCCGCATGGCCACCCGCCAGCAGACGCAGAAGCATCCGCTCTATCGAGAGTTTCAACCGGTCTGGGCGCAGCTCTTCGACGTGTACGAGGGCGCCGGCGGCTTCCTCGACGCCCGGCGACCGTACCTCGTCGCGCACCCGCGCGAGTGGCAGGACCACAGCATCCCAGTCCTGAACGACCAGAACCAGAAAATCGGTAGCCAGCCGAATCCGTCGCCGATGAATCCGTCGCCGAAGCTGCGCATGCGCTGGAAGCTGGCGCGCTACGAAAACATCGCGTCGACGATCGTTGACACGCTGCAGGGCACGCTCTTCGGCGTGCTGCCGACGCGCACGGTGGCCCAGGACGTCAAGCCCGAGGAGGCGATTCGCCTCTGGTGGGCCGACGCCGACGGGAACGGCGCATCGATCGATGACGTGCTGATGGAAGCCTGGGTGCCGGCGGCCGTGTTCGGGCACACGTTCCTGGTGGCGGAACCGCCGTCGGACGCTGAGACCGTCGCGGATCGGACCGCCCCGCTGACGTCGCTGTACTCGCCGCTCGACGTCATCGACTGGCTGACGGATGCGCGCGGGATGCTCACGGCGATCAAGTGCCTGGACATCGCCCCACGCGCCTCGCTGAACGTCGCCGCCAAGCCGTCGGACCTGCGCGTGCGCGTGATCGACGCCAAGGCATACACGACCTACGACGCCAGCGGCACGGAAATCGAGAAGGTCGAGCACGACTACGGCGTGTTGCCGGTGGCGGTGCTCTATAGCCGGAAGCGCAGCCTCATCAAGGTCGTCGGGAAGTCCATCCTCGGCGATCCGCAGGTGTACCTCGACCTCTACAACATGGGGTCGGAAGGGCGTGAGCTCCTCCGGGGCCAGACCTTCGCGATGATCAACGTGCCCATCGGGCAGGACGGTGACGTCGAGTCGGAGCGCACGCTCATCGGCTCGCAATCGGGCACGCAGTCCGTGCTCTTCTCGCGCAACCCGGCGAACCTGCTCGAGCCGTCTGGCACGAGCCTCGAGGGCTACCATCGCGAGATTGATCGCGTCGTGCGCGCCTGTTACCGGAACGCGCTGGTCTCCTGGGAAGGCGATTCCCGCGACGCCGAAGCGGCCGATTCAAAGCGGCTCAAGCGCGAAGACATGCGCGCGGCGCTGACCAAGTTCGCCAAGGAGTGCGCGGGGTCTGAGCGCAAGCTGACCGAGTTGGTCTTCCGTGCCGTCTACGGCGATCGCTGGAAGGCCGAGCTCGCGCGCGTGCAGCCGCGGACCGCCTGGCCGAAGGAGTTCACGCTCCCGGACCTCGACGCGATCATCGCGCGCACGGTCGAGGCGCTGACGCTGGATCTGGGTGCAACGGCGGCGAAGCAGCTCAAGAAAGACACCGCCAAGGCGCTGCTGCCGGAAGCGACGCCGGAGCAGGCTGCGACGATCGACGACGAGATCGACGCGCAGACGATCCTGACCGCCGAAGAGAAGCAGGCCGCACTGGTCGAGGCCTCGGCCGCGCGCATGGCGGAGGCGGGGCAGCCGAAGGCGAAGCCGGAACCGCCGAAGCCAGGGCAGCAGGCGGCGTGACCTGATGCCGGTCTGGCAACACGTCGGCGATGAGTTGATCAACGTCAGCCAATGCTTCAGGGTCTCGAAGGAGAACCTGACTGTCGGCGGTGAGCCATTCACCATCGCCCTTCACTGGCCGGATCAGAAACACGTCAGCCGCCTGCACTTCCATCACGAGTTCCAGCGGGATCAAGCGTTTGAGGCGATCGTTATGAAGCTGGATATGGAAGAAAAAGCCAGCCGTGCCTGACCCCGCTGATCGTGGCCGTGACATTGCGCGCCTCATCGCCGCCCTGACCGACCAGTTCGTCGAGGAACTCCGCCGCGTCCTCAAGGCCACCGACCAGGACCTCCGCGCCCTCATCGTCGACGAAGGCATCGCGCGCGCGCTCACCGCGCAGCGCGTCGTCACGCTCCGCGTGCAGATTCGCAAGCTCCTCACCGACGCTGGTTACGACGGACTGGCGGTCACGTCCGTCGAGGAGGCCGCCCGCGCCTACGCGCGGTCGTTCCTGGACGCGCGGGTCCGGGCGGATGCCGCGCAGCTCCTCGCCGGCGCGCAGCCGAAGCTGCAGGCGATGGCGCAGATGGCCCAGACGGATCTCCTCGGTCTCGGCGACGAGCTCGCGCGCCAGCTCTGGCAGAGCGTGACGCAGGCGACGATCACGGCGCGGCCGGTGTCGACGATCCTCGCGGACCTCGAATCGGCGACCGACCTCGGCCGGGCCCGTATTGCGACGCTCTTCGACACGCTGTCCTCGATGCTCGCGCGCGCGACCGAGACCGCCGGCGCCGACGAGCTGCCACCCGACCAGAAGTTCGTGTACGAAGGGCCGCTGGATTCGAAGACCCGCGACTTCTGCGCGAACCTCCTCGGGCAGGAACTCACCCGCGCCGAGATCGACGCGCTCGACAACGAGCAGCTGCCGAACGTGTTTCTTACCGCGGGTGGGTACAACTGCCGGCACAGCTGGATTGCGGTGGCGCGATGAGTCTCTACCCCCACATCCGCATCAGCGCAGAGCTCCGGTCGCTCTTGGACGAGGCGCGCACGGCGGGACCAACCGCTGACGCCGCGGCCGTGCTGTTCATGGCGCTGGTGGCGTCCCAGTACGGTCAGGTGCACGAGCTGGAGCGGATGTACCGCCTTACTAAGCCGCCTGCACGACCGACGCTTCGATGAGCCGGTTGAGGTCAGTACGTCGGAACCACAGGCGTCGCGTGCCGTCGAACCGCCTGTCGGAGGTTTCCTCACAAAAACCAGGCGGACGATACGGAGCATGACAAACGAACAGGCTCAGTCACAGCGGTCTCGCGAAGCAAAACCAGGCACGGTCCTCGTCACAGCCAAGCAGGCATCGACGATCATCGGCCTGCCGTACAAGAGCATCATGGACCTCCATTACCGCGGTCTACTCCCGATAGTTCGGTTCGCCGGCGGCCGGCGCGTGTGGTTCCGTCGCCAAGACATCGAACAACTGATCGAGGACTCGCTGACGCAGGCCAGCCGCGCAGCGGCTATACAGCCGGAGTCTTCACCGGAGACTAGCTAGGCGTACTTCTCCGCGAACCGCTGGTCGTTCATCGACAGGAGCACGATCCCCTCGACGAAGCCCACGATGGCCGGGATGAACGTCCAGCAACACACCAGGTACACGACGCCCAGGCCGGTCTGGCCCAGGTAGAACTTGTGGACGCCGATGCCCCCGAGGAAGATGCCAAGGAGGCCCGCCGCGACCTTGCTCTTCTCGCTCGATCCCGCCGCCGCGCGCTGGCGCACGCCGCACTTCGGACACAGCTCGGCCCGGATCTTGATGACCTGGCCGCAGGATTCGCAGTACTTCTCGTCGAGACCTTTGGCTGGGGTGTCAGTCATAGCCGGGGATAGTAACGCGAAAGCGTCAGGCTTCCGACAGGCCTCTTGACTCGTTGACAGTGTCAGGCGCACAATGTCAGCCGTCTGACATGCCGGTTGTCGTCACGCGCAACTTTCCACCCTTGACCGAGCTGGATCTGCTCACCCGAGAGGATTGGCGTGCCGTCGGCCATGATCAGCGCGAGCGCATCATCCGCCGCACCAAGGCCGGCCGCGACGTCGACGGCCGCCCGTTCGCTCCGTACAGCCCGTCCTACGCCAAGCAGCTCGCCGCCGAGGGCATGAGCACGACGCCCGACCTCGAGGTGAGCGGCCGCATGCTCCAGGCCATCACGGTGCAGCCCGACGCCGAGGGCGTCACGCTGCGGATTCAGTAAATGCCGCGCCAGACGCTCATCCAGAAGAGCCGCCGCGTGCCACCCGCCGAGAAGGCCGCGTACCACCAGATCACCGGCGCCGGGCGGCGCAAGGTCGTGCGCGAGTTCTTCGGCGTGAGCCGCGAGGACGAGGACGCCATCACCAGGACGCTCGACGAGCGGCTGAGTCGGAATCTGAGGTAGCCAGGTGCCCAAGCTCGAGATCGAGATCGGCGACGACGGCAAGATCGGGACGCTGCCTGCGGAACTGCAGACGTTTTTCGACAAGCGCATCGGTGAAGCCGTCGGCAAGGCGAAGGCCGCCGCGGCCGAGGAAGCCGCGCGCCAGTCCGCTGATCCCGTGCTCCGGGAACGCCTGAAGGCCCTCGAGCTGGAGACCTCGCAGCTGAAGGAAGCCGAAGCGCTGCGCACCAAGAACTTCGACGCCGCTCAGCAGCAGCGCGACGAGCGGCACGCGAAGACGCTCGCCGAGAAGGACGACACGATCGCGAAGAGCCAGGCCGCGATCGACAAGCGCACGACGCGCATCCGCGAGCTCGTCAAGAACGAGCTCGGCATCGTGGCGGCCAAGGCCGGCGCCCGCGCCGAATCGATCGAAGAAATCAAGGAATTGCTCGACAAGCACATCGCGCTGGACGACGGGTTCCAGCCGTTCGTGCAAGACCTCGCCAAACCCGGGAATCCCAGACTCGATAAGGACCAGAAGCCGGTCTCTCTCGAGGGTCTCGTCACGACGTACCTGACCGACCATCCGCACCACAAGGCCGCCGGCACGAGCCGGACGGGCCTGGCGCGGACGGGTGCGTCGCTTACGCAGTCTCTCGCCTCCGCCAAGCCTGGCCACGACACGCTCGAGGCGCATCGCGCTGACATTCGCTCGCGTCAGACGAACGATGCCCTCTCGTCTCGGGGCTAAGTAACCGGCGGCGGCACAGACAGAGGGAGTCCCTATGCCTTTCACCGGTGTTGCCTCGAACGAACTGCTCACGATCAGCGGCGTCCAGGAAGACGTGGCCGCCGCGCTGATCGAGCTGCATCCGAAAGAACTGACCCTGCTCGGCTGGCTCGGCGATGCCGATGATCCGGCGACGTCCACCAAGCACGAGTGGTGGGACGATTACGCGCTGCCCAACAGCGTCATCACCTCCACCGCGATCGCGTCGACGACCGGCGGCGACATCTCCATTGCCATCAACGGCAAGGGCCTCGCGCTGACCATCGGGACGGTCCTGCACAACCGCTCGGCCAACCCGGAGTACTACCAGGTGAAGTCGATCGTCGGCGCGGATTCGATCACGCTCGCGCGCGGCTACGGCGGCGCGGTGGCGGCCGGCTCCGGTTCGCTCGCGGTCGGCGGGACGCTCTGGATCACGGCGGCGGCCGGCGTGGAAGGCGACGACCACAACGGGCGTGGCACGCGGCTCCTCGGTGATCGCCGGGCCAACACGGTCGGCCTGTTCCACATCCCGATCGCCGTCTCGGGTACCAACCAGGCGCTCGCCGGCTTCGGCCGGAACATGCTGGACACGCAGCGCCGCAAGGCGCTGGAGCAGGCGCTGTACTCGCTCGAGGTCGAAGTGACCCGTGGCGTGCTGAACGCGGCCAACTCGCTGGCGTCGGCCACGACCACGCGCACGATGAAGGGCCTCAAGGAGTGGATCACCGGCGCCACGGGCGCGATCAACTCCACGGTCACGGTGGCCTCGTTCACGGCGAACGCCCACGTCTACCTCGGGGATGCGTGGGAGAACATCGTGTCCGCCGGCGCCAGTCCCGAGACCGAGGACTGGGGCATCATCGCGGGCCGCACGAACTTCCGCCTGATCTCCAACATGAACGACAGCAAGATCGAGGACGTCTCGGCGACGGAAGGCTTCAAGCGGGTCGTGCGGACCTACGAGGGTCCGTTCGGCAAGGCGAACGTCTTCTTCAGCCGCGCGCTCGACGCGGACGAGCTCCTGCTCGTGCCGAAGCAGCGCGTCAAGGTGAAGAACCTGCAGGGACGGTCGTTCACGGTCCTGCCGATCGGTCGGCAGGGCGACAACGAGAAAGAGCTGATCGCGGGCGAATACACCGTCGAGGTGTACCACCCGGCGGCGATGGCGCGCATCCGCGTCAGCGGCTAACTGACGTTCGGCGACACCAGCCCCGGTCCAGGCGTCTTCCCGCTGGACCGGGGTCTTCGACCGGGTACGTCAGGGGAGGGGTTCGTGCATCACGTCTTCGAACAAATGAAAGCGATCCGCTACACGTCCGGGGGCACGGTGCAGATCCGCACGTCCGTCTGGGCTGAATGGCAGCGCGTCATCCAATCTGAGATTCAGCCCGCGCTCGATCAGGTCGACACCGATCGCGCCCGAGCCACCGCGGCCGTGGACGACCAGGCCACCACCATCCGGCGGCGGGCGTGATGCGGCTCACCATCGCCTTCACCGTCGATTCGGTCGAGTTCACCGCCGGCGTGATTGACGGGTCGGTCTCCCTCGGCGGGTCCGAGTCGGCCTGCCTCGGTCTCGCGCGCGCGCTCGTGGCGCGTGGGCACGACGTCCACATCTTCACGACCAAGATCGGCGCCGATGCGCCGCTCATCGACCACGCTGGCGTCGCGTGGCACGCGTCGTCCGAGTACGTCGGGGTGTCGGCGGTGAAGGACTGGGACGTCCTGGTCGCGCTCCGGCAGCCGATGCCGCTCACCGCGCCGGTCAAGGCCCGATTCCGCGTGCTCTGGAATCAGGACCTGATGGGCCACGAGAACATGAAGTCGCTCATCATGGGCTGCGCCTGGGCCTATGACGCGGTCGCGTACGTCAGCGCGTTCCACCGCAAGCAGTGGGAGGGCGTCCTCCCGGACCTCGCGCCGCTCGGCTGGGTGACCAAGAACGGCCACGACGCCGGCCTGGCGAAGGCCACCGCCGGCATTCGCCGCGCGAATCGGATCATTCACATTTCGCGTCCGGAGCGCGGCGTGGCGCCGCTGCTCGCGATGTGGCCGGCCCTGCGGGCGCGCGTGCCGGACGCCGAGCTGCACATCGCCCGCTACGACTCGATGTACGACGCCGGCGGCTGGGGCCAGGTCTGCAAGAGCTTCGACGCGCGCGTCGCCGAGGTGCACGCGTCGGTCGGCGGGATCACGTATCTCGGCGAGCTCGGCAAGCCGGCGCTCTACCAGGCGCTCGCCGAGGCGGCCGTCATGTGGTACCCGGGCGTCGTCGATTTCGCCGAGACGAGCTGCATCGCGGCGATCGAGGCGCAGGCCAACGGCTGCCTGTTTGTCGGGTCCTACAAGGGGGCGCTCCCGGAAACAGTGCCGCACGGGGAGCTCGTGCCGGGCGATGCCATGTCCGACACGTATCAGAACGCCTCCATTGAGGCCGTGGTCCGGATGCTAGACGGCTGCCGCCACCAGACGGTGGCCTACCGGGGGATCCAGCAGGCCGGCCGCGCGCACGTACAGGCCTACAGCTACGAGGTGCTCGCCGCCGAGTGGGAGGCGTGGCTGCTGCAGTCGTTCCAGACCCGCTACGCGGCGCGCAAGCCCGAGGTCCTGCGGTCCTTCCTGCATCACGACGACCACGAGACCGCGAAGCTCATCGCCGCGGAACTGGGCGACGCCCAGACGATGGCGTTCTGCGACCGCGTCGCGGCCGGGCTCGAGCACACGGCCGACGACTACGCGACGCACGCGATGGATCCGGTCCAGGAATTGAACGACGCCAAAGCGCACCCGGAGAATCGGCACGGCCACTGCCTGGCGGCGTTCGAGGGCCGGAAGCGCGTGCTCGATCTGGCCTGCGGCACCGGCACCTTCGCCATGATGCTGGCGATGTCGGACAAGACCCGGACCGTCGTCGGCGTGGACTTCTCGAGTGTGAACATCGAGAAGGCGAAGGCGCTCGCGACGCAGCTTGGGATTGCCGATCGGTGTTCGTTCTACGTGTTGCCCATCTGGAACATGGCGACGCAGCAGCCCGAACCGCTGCCGTTCGACGCGGAGTTCGATGGCGTCTGGGCCGGAGAGATTCTCGAGCACATCCGCGACTGCAGCGGGTTCGTGGACTTCGCGGAATCGTTCTGCGCGCCCGGTGGCACGGTCGCGTTCTCGGTGCCCTTCGGCCCGATGGTGGAAATTGCGCATCCGCGGCTGCCGTGGAAGCCCAGCCACGTCCATCACTTCACGCCGGCGCAACTGGAGGCGGTGTTCAGCCAGAAGCGTGACCTGCGCATCAAGGCGCTGTTCATGACCGGCCAGACGCGGCTGGGGTCGTTCGTCGGGAACTGGTTTCTGCAGTACGTGAAGGACCCGAGTCGTCCGACGGGCCGGCGCGATTTTGATCGCCGCGTGCTCGAGCGGCCGCGGCCGACGTTGTCGGTCGGGATTCTCGCGAACCAGGTCACCGACATCCGGAAGTGCCTCGAGTCCGTCTGGGCCATCGCCGACGAGATCATCATCGGCGATACGGGCCCGCTCGAGAACCGCGCCGACCTGGACGTCGTGCTCACGGAGTTTCCGCGAAAAGGCCGCATCCTCACGATCGGTCCGGTCGAGGCCTTGCCCGGCGGGTTCAGCGAGGCCCGCAATCTCACGCGCGAGGCCGCCACGGGCGAGTACTTCCTGTGGATCGATACGGACGAGGTGCTGTCGGGCGGCCAGCAGCTCCGCAAGTACATCGATTCCGGGCCGCTCTACCACGGCTACATCATTCGGCAGCATCACCTGTCGCTCGACCAGGCGCCGCACTTCGACCGGCCGACCCGGCTGTTCAAGCGCGTGCCCGAGATCGCGTTCTACGGTTGCATCCATGAACAGCCGCAGCAGGACGACTGCAACGGGCTCATCCGGCCGTGCATGGAGGTGACCGACGTCGGGATTGCGCACACGGGGTACCTGACCGAGGCGATCCGGCGGGACAAGTGCATCAACCGCAACCTCCCGCTTTTGAAGCGCGACCAGCAGATGTTTCCCGATCGCACGCTCGGCAAGCTTCTCGTGATGCGCGACTACACCAACTTCGCGCTCTGGGAATCGGAACGGACGCGAGGCCAACTCACAGAGAAGGGCAAGCACTACCGGTCGCAGGCGATCGGCATCTTCGAACGGTACTTCGCCGATCCGGCTCACCTCTACCACGCGCTGGCGCGGCCGTTCTATGAGGCCTGCCTCGAAAAAGTCGAGGGGGCGATTCAGGTGGAGTGCGGGTTCGCGGCCAAACAGCAGGGGTTGGGGGACGAGCATGCGACGGCGGTCCGGTTCTGGGCGCGGACGCCCGAACAGGCCCGGCAGTGGCTGGACTACCGGCTGACGCAGACGTTCAAGGCGGCGGAGCCCTGGGTGTTGGATGTCGAGCCGATGGCGACCGTGGCGCCGGATCCCGTTGAGGTGCCCGCGTGAGCGCGCCCAAGGGCTACTGATGTCGTGGCACCCTGCGGACCTCGTCACCGATCAGGATCTGCTCTCGTACGAGCAAACGATCCTGACGCAGTTCGGCAAGACCGAATGGCTGCGGCGACGCTCGAAGGCGATCGAGGACTGGCTGTTTCCGCTGCTCGAGCAGCGCGGGTTTTCGCCGGCGCGCCTGCGCACGCGACACGTGCCCATCAAGGCGTTCGCGGGCTCGACCGACCGCACGACCGAGGTCGCGGCGGCCGACGGGCTGGATCTGGCGGCGACGTTCGCCTCGGCGTCTGACTATCTCTACCTCGGGTTCACGGACATCTTCCGCGGCCTGTCGCTGCGGATGACCGACAGCGTCTCCTCGGTCGACGCCGCGCTCGATCTGCGCGTCTGGGTGGACGGCTGGGAAACGCCGGCGAACGTGCAGAACGAGGCCATCAGCGGCCTGAAGCCCTTCGGCAAGGGCGGCGCCATCACCTGGGATGTGCCGGACGGCGTCGCGCAGCGCGTGCTGAACGGCTCCGACCCCTTGTTCTGGGTGCGGCTGTCGCTGTCGGCGGTGCCGACGGGGGCGATGGCCGGGCCGTGGGCGGTGATTCGCCGCTCGCGCTTGGCGGCGGCGGTGACGCTCCGGACGCTCGCGCTCATCTTCCGCGAGGCGCCGGCGGGGCAGGACGGGCCGTGGACCGACAAGGCGGTCTGGTATGCGGCGGAGGCCGATACGGCGTTCGCGCGCGTCGTCGACCAGCTCGGCCCCGAGTTCGACACCGACGGCAGCGACGCCATCGACGAGACCGAACGGCAGCAGACCGCGGCCGAAGTCTCGAGCGGCGGCTGGACGCTGGAGCGGATGTGATGGCGACGACTGAGGACGCCGTCGTGGATCGCGTGCGCGCGGTGCTCGCGAGCACGCTCGGCTTTGCGGAAGTCGTCGGCCGCGATCTGTCCCGCCTCACGATCGGCGCGACGGACAAGCGGTTCCTCGTGACGTACGTCGGCATGCCGCCGAAGGGCGCGTTCGCGTTCAACGAAGAAGCCCGGGGCCGGATCGTGATCGACCTGATCCGGCCGACCAATAACAACTCGCCCGAGGCCACGCGGAAGCTCTATCAAGACGCGCGGACGGTACTCCGGGCGATCGTGCGGGACGGCGCGGAGGTCAGCGGCGAGTACGCCGTCGACGACCTCGACCGCGCGGTGGACTTGGTGCCGGTCGACGGTGCGGCCTATCAGGTCGCGCGGCTGTCGGTCGGCGTGAACTTCGAAGCCACTTTGTAGGAGGCCCTATGCCAGGCGTTACTGGCCGCGAATCCCGCGGCGTCGCGTTTGCCAAGTTCGGCACCAACTCGTGGGGCGTGGCGGCGTCCGTGACGCGCGGCGCCTACTTCGCCTCGGACGGCGGCCTGCAGCTCCGGCCCGCGCGCGTGAACGACGAGGCGTTCGGCCAGTCGTTCCTCGGCTCGGGCGACCTTGGCGATGTCGAAGCGCCGGACCTGACGCTCATGGGGCGCAGCCGGTACAACGATTGGAACTACGCGCTCGACGCGCTCGCGATGGGCTCGCCGGCGGCGGTCACGATCTCGACCTCGGCGTCCGGCCAGGTCACGTCGTGGTTGCACATCATGGACCTCGCGCCGTCGATTGACGGGTTCGGCGCGACGTTCGCGTTCGACAAGGTCCGGTTCATCGAAGAGCTGACCTCCGCCAAAATCCGCGGCTTCACGGAAGTCGTGGGCGAGGGCGGCGTGATGGACCGCGGCTACTACGTGCTCGGGTCGAAGCCGACGAACATCTCGTCGGTCAACATCAACTCGACCGTCTATGGCGCGTCCTACCCGTCGCTGTCGAATCGGATCTTCCGGTCGCACGGCACGTTCCGGATCAACCTGCAGGGCGCCTCGGCGCTCGCGGCCGGCGACAAGCTGGAGGCCGAGACGATCGACTTCGAGTTCGAGCGGCCGCAGGACGCGCCGTTCGTCTTCAGCCAGGACTTCATCGCCGAACCGGCCGACAACGGCTGGCCGACGGTGAAGCTGACCGTCAAGGCGCCGCGGTTCACGACGGGCATCGCGTCGTTCTACGCCGCGCTCCGCACGCCGGGCGTGGCCTGGAAGGCCGACTGGACGTTCCTCGGGACGTTCATCAACTCGACCGACCGGTACACGCGCACGTACCAGTTCCCGCACCTGGAGCTGGACGAAGCGTCGCTGCCGCTCGACGGGCCGACGCAGGTCAAGCCGGACCTCGTGTTCATGGCGAAGCTCGCGGCGTCGTCGCCGGCGGGGATGCCGTTCGTGAACCCGTTCCGGCTGACGCTCATCCAAACCAATTCGCTGAACGCGTTCTCGCTGTAACGACGTCGGGCACGATCTCGGGAAGACACGGGTAGACCAGGGGTAGACACGGGCACGGGTCCAGGAGGACGAGATGTCACGAGCACTGATGAGGGACGACGACACATTCGACGTGGCCGAGACCGACCTTGGCCTCGACGGGGCGCAGCCGGATGTCAGCTATACGCTGCGCCTCCTGCCGATCGAGCAGATGAAGGCGCTCCATCGGAAGAACACGCAGAAGGTCCGCAGCCCGCGCTCGGGCGTGCTGGTCAGCGGAGAGACCGATTCGATCGGCTTCGGCTTCGACGCGTTCGACTACTGCGTCGTCGACTGGTCGGGCATCACGCTCAACGGCCAGCCGGCGCCGTGCTCGCGCGACAACAAGCTGCTCCTCGCGAAGAACGCCGCCCTGGTCACGGCGATCGCGCGGCGGTGCGGCTTCGGCGGCGACACCGTCGGGACGCAGGAGGATTCGGAAGAGTCGTTTCGCGCAACTCCGTGAGTTCGTCGCGTTCTGGGTCGGCGGCGGCAAGCACGTGCCGTGCTGCCAGACCGCCCAGGCGGAGGTGATCGAGACCGATCCCGAGCAGTTCGACTGTCAGACGTGTCCGCTGGCTGAGCACCTCGGCCGGCTCGACGAGGAGAACGTGATCGCCTGGACGACGTTCCATCGCGTGTGCAGCCGGTTCGCTGTGGAGACCCACGCGGCGCCGGCGATCTATGCGCAGGCGCTGGCCGCGACCGACAATCCGGACGGCCTCACCGCCCGGGTCAGCCTGATCTACGACGCGTACTACCCGACCAAGAGGTCCGACCGTGGCGCGTGATCTGAACATCCGCATCACGGCGGACAACTCGGACGCCAACGCCAAGCTCGGGCAGACCGAGCAGGCGATCACCGGCGTCGAGCAGAGCGGGAAGAAGGCCGACAAGAGCATCCAGGGCCTCGGCGCGGCCTTCGGCCTGGCGAAAAAGGCGATCGGCGTCCTCGGGATCGGCGTCACGGTCTTCGAGTTCATGAGCCTGTCGAGCCAGATTCAGGACACGGCCGATCGGCTGGGCGTCGGCGTCGAGGCCATCCAGCGATGGAAGTTCGCGGCCGAGCAGAGCGGCGGGTCCCTCGAGGGCCTGACGTCGGCGGCGACGTTCCTGATGAAGGGCCTCGGGAGCGGCAACGAGGGCGTCGTGGGCGCGCTCGAGGAGCTCGGGCTGAAGCTCGAGGACGTCCGCGCGATGCGGCCCGAGCAGGCGTTTGAACTCATCGCGGACCGGGTCGGGAAGATCCCGGACCCGATGAAGCAGGTCAGCCTGGGCGCGGCGCTCATGGGCCGTGGCTTTGCCGACAACCTGCCGGCGATGAAGCAGGGCCTCGTCGCGCTCGGCAACCAGGCGCAGGAGCTCGGGCTGGTGATGGACGAGACCGCCATCAAGGCCGGCGACGAGTTTGGCGACACGCTCGACCAGCTGAAGGGCGCCTTCATGGCGCTCATCGGCACGGCGCTGAAGCCGATCCTGCCGATCCTGACGGAGCTGCTGCAGGCGGTCCTGCCGATCGTGAAGGTGCTCGCCGAGCTCCTGAATCTGGTCCTCACGCCCCTCGGGTACGTGCTGCAGAAGGTCGCCGAGGGCATTGGCTGGGTGGTCGACAAGGTGACCGCGCTGCTGAAGCCCACGGAGTGGATCCGTAAGGCGTGGGAAGGCCTCGTGTACGTCTTCGAGACGGCTCGCGACGCCATCGTTGACACCGCCAAGAAAATCTACGAAGGCGTGAACTACTGGTTGTTCGAACGGTTCGGCGACACCGTGCGCGGCGTGAAAGGGCTGATCGGGGCCGTCGACAGCGTGTACAAGCAGCTCTGGCTGAACGTCGTCGGGCGGTCCTACATCCCCGACATGATCGACGCGATCGCGGCGGAGTTCGCGCGGCTGCCGCGGGTGATGGTGCAGCCGGCGGTGCAGGGCGCGAAGCAAGTCGACCAGGCGTTCCAGAACCTCGGCCAGGACGCGACGCTCACGACGAAGCAGTTCATCACCCAGGGTCTCGGGCCCGCGACGAGCGCGTTCACGCAGTTCGGCCTGGCGGGCAGCCGGGCGTCCAGCGCCGTCGCGGCCGGCATTCAGCAGATGATCCAGGGGATCCAGCAGCTGGCCGCGGCGACCACCGCCATGCAGGCGTACGGCGGCTGGATGACGATCTTCTCGGCCGCGTACAGCTTGGCCGTCGAAGCGATGTCGCGGGATACGCGGCAGGCGGCCGTCGATGCGCAGCACTGGGCCGATGCTCTCCGCGATGTCGGCGCCGCCATTCAGGAGCTCGGGGCGGAGGCGCCGTCGATTGACGAGCTCGTCGCGGCTGGGTTCGGGGCCGGCGGCTGGGCCGGGCCGTTGGCCAAGTTCAGTTCGGGGAACTTCTCGCGCGACCAACTCATGCAGTTCATGCAGTTCTACCAGCGGCTGGCCGAGGAGGGCAGCTTCCCCTGGGAAAAGATGGAGGAGGCCGCGAAGAAG